GCAGACTGGGCTAACCGGGGCATTAACTTATGGACCGTGAGGCAAGTTACACAAACGTTAGCCCAACTTTCAAGCTCTTCAGCCGTTGACACATATCCCGTTGGAACTATAACCGCAACAGTTGGTGCTTCGGCTAGTTTATCTGTTGGTGAAACCATAACGGGTTCCAGCAGCAGTACGACAGCAAAAATTATAACAAAGCCCAGCGGCGCAACGCTTACATTGACTGTACCTAGTGGTGCTTTTACAGCAGGTGAAACCATAACAGGATCTAGTAGTGGTGCGACTACGACAATATCGGCTGATCCGTCTTTGGACGATGTGCAAAATACCATTGATATTTTGGATATGGTCGTTCGTCGTTCTGGTTCTGATATTGCTGTGAATCGTATTAGTCGGAGCGATTTCCTTGCAATTCCAGATAAAGACAATCAAGCAAGAGCAACACAATTTTTTGTGGATCGATTAATCACACCTACGGTAACAATTTGGCCTGTTCCAGAAAATTCAACTGACGCATTAATCTATTACCGTTTGGTTCGTATAGATGATGCGGACGCCTCTGTAGATACCATGGAAGTACCTTTCAGGTTTTTGCCAAGCCTTGTTTCTGGGCTGGCCTTTTCCATAGCCGTGAAGCGTGCCCCTAATCGCATGGCTGATTTAAAAACGGCTTATGAAGAAGACTTCTTTAGAGCAGCAACAGAAGATCGTGATAGATCAAGTCTTCAACTTGTGCCTACTGCAAGTTCGATACAGGTTATATAATGGCTAAATTTGCTTCCAATAAATACGCTTACGGAATTTCTGATCGGTCAGGCCAACGATATCGTCTGAAAGATATGAAGCGTGAATGGAATGGTTTCTTAGTAGGTAAAGATGAATGGGAGGCAAAACAGCCACAATTAACCCCTCCACGAGTACCTGCTGATGCAGAAGCTTTAAAGGACGCTCGTCCTGATCGTACAGAACCAGAAGTAGAAGTATTATTGAACCCAGATTCATTTTTTAGTGGTTCTTCAGGTAGCGCAACTATAACTGTTCGTGAAACAGGCCACGGTAGATCCACAGGCGACACTGTGCGGTTTCGGGATGTAATTGGATTTGATGGTTTTACAGCCGCCGTGTTAACTACGGCTGTAGGATATACAATCACTCGTGTTGATGATGACAATTATACATTTTCAGCATCCAGTGGCACGGCAACCGCAGGTTCTGTATCTGGGGGCGGTTACCCTACTTCTGCTGGACCTGTAACACTGGAGGCGTGACATGGCATTTACATTCACCACGCTGAAAACAGCGATACAAGATTATACAGAAAACACGGAAACAACTTTTACGAATAATCTGACACGATTCATATTAAATTCCGAAGAGCGGATTTTAAAAGAGTGTCAGTTAGAAGTTTTTCGTAAAAATTCTACAGGCACAACAACAGAAGATATAAAATTTTTAAGTAAGCCCACTGATTTTTTAGCTCCCTTTTCTTTAAGCGTTGTTAATAGTTCTAACAATGAATTCTTATTATATAAGCAAGTGTCTTTTTTACAGGACTACACTCCAAATCCAACCACAGACGGTATTCCTAAATATTATGCGAGTTGGAACGACACCTCGTTTTTATTAGCACCTACCCCAAATGCTGCGCTTACTGCGGAACTTCACTATTTTTTCAGGCCAACTTCTATTTCTGCAACAGCGGATGGAACAAGTTATCTCGGTACTAATGCTGAATTGGCTCTTCTTTACGGAGCTTTAGTTGAAGCCTATACCTTTATGAAAGGTGAACCTAATTTACTGCAACTTTATAATCAAAGGTTTGTAGAGTCTATACAGTGGTTGAAAAATCTTGGTGAAGGTGAACAAACACGAGATCAATACAGGTATGATCGTGTGCGAAGGGAAGTTCAATGAAGGAACTTTCTCTTAAAGGATCTTCTATTGCTCTTGTCGGACTTGGGGAATCGCAAGTTGCATACACTTCGTCTGTTGCCAATGGGGCGGAATATGATGAGGTGTGGGCCATAAATTCTATGTTAGCCCCCATAAAGCATGATCGTGTATTTATGATGGATCCACCATCTAGATTTTTAGATACGGAAAATGCTGGAAAACAAACTGCTGCTTTACGTCGAGAATTACCAAGACATAAAGGCCCTATATACACCTGCCAATTAGATGACCGTGTTCCAGGAGCAATTCTTTATCCTTTGGAAGAGGTCGTTAAAGATACAAATTTATGCTATTTTAATAATACGGTTCCGTATGCGATTGCTTTCGCTGCTTACCAAGAAATTGGTAAGTTGTATTTATTTGGCATTGATTATTCTTATACAACAAATCTTCACATGGCTGAAGCAGGACGTGCCTGCACAGAATTTTGGTTGTCTTTTTGTGTAAGCCGAGGAATGAAGCTTGATGTAGCTTATGGTTCAAGTTTGTTGGATACAAATGTTTCTTCAGAAGAACGATTATACGGATACCATAGATTAGATGATCCGTTGGTAATGAAAATAGAGAATGAAGAACTGTTAATCACACGACAATCAGAACTGATCTTGCCTGAACCTATGGATGCCCCTGTCATGTTTGGTCGTCATGATAATATTGTTGAGTTACAGGAGACCGCGTAATGTTAGCTGTTGATGCAGGAGTTACGGTAGGGGTGGCTGTGGTAAAAACCACAGAAAAAGGCGGTTTTACAGCCGACCAAGTTGCTGAAATGGCTGTAGAAAAAATAATTCATGTATCTGATGGTACTGTTGCTCCTTTACGTGACCAAGCACATGCTTTTAAGGATCATATTCAAACTATTCTGTGCCGTTATATGAAATTTGCAATTGAACAAGATCGCGCCACGGTATGTGCTGAACTTAGAAAAGCTGGCTATGACGACTTAGCCGAACATTTTAGGAGTATTTGATATGGCCATAACAACGGCTATGTGTACATCGTTTAAGGCAGAAGTTTTACAAGCCACGCATAATTTTTCTGCGTCGGGGGGTAATAGTTTCAAACTAGCTTTGTATGCTATTGGGGGCGGCGGAAAATCTAGTACAACAGCTACGTTAGGAGCAGCGACCACTGCCTTTACAACTACGGGTGAAGTGGCGTCTAGTGGAACGTATGTTACGGGAGGATTGGCCCTTACTAATGTAGATCCAACTACTGGAGGTACGACAGGTTTCACTGATTTCGCTGACAAAAGTTTTACCACAGCTACCATTACTGCACGGGGAGCCTTAATCTATAACGATACAAATAGTGATAAAGCAGTTTGTGCTTTAGATTTTGGTGGAAATAAAACGAGTACGGCGGGAACGTTTACAATTCAGTTTCCAGCAGCAGCGGCATCAACGGCAATTATTAGAATTGCGTAGAGGTTGATAGTTTGACTTTACTTGCTGGATTTGGACGCGGTCAATATGGTGAAGGAGGATATGGCCAACTTATTCCTGTAATTCCTACCGGAGTTGCAGGTACAGGAGCCGTTGGCACAGTAACAGTCGTACCGAGTATTGAAGTTGTACCGACAGGAGTCGCTGGTACCGGCGCTATTGGTACAGTAACGGTTATACCGAGTATTGAAGTTGTACCAACGGGTGTATCAGGAACAAGTGCCGTTGGGACAGTAACGGTTGCAGCAGGTGCTCTTGCTATACCCACAGGTGTTGCGGGAACAAGTGCCGTTGGAACTGTTACCGCTGTACCGAGTATTGAAGTTGTGGTAACAGGTGTTGAGGCGACAGGTGCTATAGGAGGCGTTAATGTATGGGGAATTATTGATGCTTCGCAAACATCAAGTTTTTCTGAGATCAGTACAACACAAACTTCAGGGTTTTCTGAGATAAGCACAACACAAACGTCTGACTTTACAGAAATAGCGGCCTAGAAAGGTTGACAAATGGTAAGCACGTATACTTTAAATCAGGGTATTGAAAAGCCTGCAACTGGCGATCAGTCAGGCACCTGGGGCGGTACCGTCAATACCAACATGGATATCATCGACCGCGCCATCAGTGGCGTCGGTGCGTTAACATTAACCGGATCAACCACGACCCTTACCACCACGGACGGGACACTGACCGATGGCATGTATCGTGTGCTGGTGCTTGGGGATGGCGGCGATCTTGGCAGCGACAATACGCTCACGATTTCTCCGAATGATGCGGATAAATTATATCTAGTTTATAACAATTTGTCAGCTAATCGTAATGCTATTTTTTCACAAGGAAGCGGTGCTAATGCGACTGTTGAAAATGGAGAGACGGCCTGGGTTTACGCCGATGGCGCAGGCAGTGGTGCTGCGGTTCGTGTAGCCACGTCTTCTACGAAACTTTTAGACCAGGATGGCGATACCGGAATACGGGTAGAAGAAGGCGGAGACGACGACGACACCATCCGGTTCGATATCGCTGGTGCCGAAGACTTCACCATGACGGCCAATACATTTAATGTACTGTCTGGCTCGACTCTTGATGTTAATAGCGGTGCCACTATTACGAACAATGGCACTGCTACCGGGTTCGGGGCGGATGCGGAACGGGCAGTTGCAGGTGTATTAG